GCCGAGTCGCTAGCTCCAGCTATAAGCATAGAACCTTTATTTAATACACTGTATGGCGCAGATACAAACGTTCCTACGCTCACGTAAGTTCCATAAACTGTAGTACCACTATTACTGAGATTGGATATGTTGAAGCTTCCATAGTCTTGTGAGACTATAGGCGGCAGACCCTGTTCAATTGTAGCCCCAGAATAAATCACCGCTTGAATCGTATCGGTTGCGGTCGACCCGATCACATCCCAAAGATAGCGGATAGTCTCTCCAGCGCCACCGGCAACGTTGTAGGCTGTCGCTTCACCGCCATATCCACACGCACCGCCCTGCATGATCCATGCTCCGGCTGCGTGAGCGCGTCTGAGCGGTATGACGAGCGTGGCGGTAGGGCCGGTGGGGTTGGTAACTGAAACTGGCTTTGTAAACTCGTGGAACTGAGAATCAAAACAGATCGTATGAGTAGTATCAAACCCCGTTCCGCCCACGTTGGAGATGTTTACAGACCTTAGGGTTGCAAATGGGATTATGCTCTCGGTTGCACTGGCGCTTTCAGATGTGCCACTGGCATTGTTTACTGTGATGGTTGTCGGGGTGGAAGCAGAAACGGTGAACGTTCCATTATTAGCACCGGTCGAGAATCCCGCAATCGTTACTGCGCATCCCGTTTGTGAGGTGCTGCCGCCGCCCACAATCGTACCAGTGTAGACCGTAGAACCTCCGCTTGCATTCGCTACAGAATTAAGGGAAGAGGCTGAGTAAAAACAGGTTGTATTAATTGGTGTGAGCACATCACCGACTTGCGTACCCCAAGCATTTGAAACTGGAACTGCAAAATCCACCGTCACATTCGAACAACTGGTTGCAACACAGCCCGACGTATTTATGTTGGTGAAGTGTCCACTGTAAGACGCACCTGCCGTGGTGTCAATAATCCTCTGACCCACCCCTTGTAAAGACCCCGGCATAGGAATGCCATTTGGATTAGTTCCTGATCCTGTAAATACCGGCGAAGTAATAAGCTGAGTAGGACCAGTCCCCGCTCCGCTTGTAACTCTTCCTTCATAAAAATAGTTGTACTCGTTATTCTGCGCCGCAAACGCCTTAGTTCCTTCATCAGACCCGGATATACGTCCTCCCCACCCCCAGTTGTAGAGATACTCCACAACGTTATCTCCGACTCCCGTCTTTATATGCGACCAAGTCGTCGCCTCTGAAATCCCGGCGGCGTATGTAACATGGCTGCCAGCATTGGCAACATCAATATGCCAATTGGCTGGTCCTATTTGTACGCCGCCAGAGCCGAGACTAAAACCAGTCGCAGTATCCATATGGTAGATCTGATTGCAGAAAGCGCGAGAGTTGTTGAGTTTATTAAGGCAAGTGAGAGTCTGCGCGGGCACAAGTCCACTAGATTGTGTCCAATCGGAATAGGTGTTGCCGGTCACGTTCAAACGAAGATCGGTAAGATGATTGGGGCCGGGAGGAAAACTATTCCAAGTAGGCTGCTCCGTTAAGCCGTAGGTCGGATCAGCTATACAAGTGTTCCCGGTCCCAGCTAGACAATTGCCGATGCCGTTGGTGCTCTTGTCACCATACTGTGAAGCGTAGCGTAGGGCTCCGATCTGCTGCCCGGTGAATCCACCACTGGACGCCATCATGCCGTTGGAGCCATCGGAGACTACGCCAGGATAACTAAGCGATCCGCCTGGAGGTCCGCTTGGACCCGTTGGCCCTGTCGGTCCAGGAGGGCCGCCGCTTGGCCCTATTGGCCCTATCGGTCCAGGAGGGCCGGTGGGTCCAATGGGTCCGGTTGGTCCGGTTGGTCCTAGTGGACCCATCGCTGAGCCAGGGGTTCCGTAATAGGGCTGCGTGGTCGGCGTAGGCACGATGGTGGAAATGTCAACGGTTCCGCCGACGGCGAAGCTGTTGAAACAGGAACCCGGCTGCGCATTGTATGCCTGAATGCAGATTTTGTAGGACGTGCCGGTGGGCGTCAAAGCCGTATTATTTACGATCTGGCAGGGGCTGGTGCCATCGGACGAGGCGACGGGGTTGCCTGTGGCGTTGATCTGGCAGCTGACCGTGGTAGAGACGAATGAGCCTGTCCCGGCGATTGCTCCGCCGGCCGGGGCATTGGTCTGCCAGGTGATACGGCCAGATGTGACAACCGCGCCGGTCAGGTCGCGCACCGTTCCCGTGTACTGCGTCATGGTCGGCGGGGGCGTCTGCGCCCAAATCGGTAGAGCGATCATAGTCACGGCAATCCAGACCAGTCTGCGCATCTCATCTCCCGTTAGTGATACAATGTAGATACATGGAGGAACCATGCAGGCTCAGGTATTGAAATGGGGTAATAGCTTGGCGGTGAGGATTCCGAAACCAGTGGCGGAAGATGTTCAATTTCAGGCCGGTGATGCGCTGGAAATTGTCGTGCTTGAAGGCATCGTGCAATTGCATCGGATAAGCAAGTTGCCCACGCTGGCGCAAATGGTGGCTCAGATCACTCCCGAGAATCGCTATGCGGAGGTATCGCTGGGCGCGGAGATTGGGAAAGAAATCATCGAATGGTGACGCCCTATGTTCCCGACACGGGTGACATCGTGTTCATCGACTTCGACCCTCAAGTGGGTAGAGAGCAAGCCAAGCGCAGGCCCGCGCTGGTGTTGACTGATCTGCGCTATAACCGGGCCAGCGGTCTGGCTATCGTTTGCCCTCTGACCAGCAAGGTCAAGCCTTATCCGTTTACTCTGCCGGTTTCGGTTGGCGGCGTCGAAGGAGCCGTGCTGGTCGATCAAGTCAAGAGTCTGGATTGGGTCGTCCGCCACGCCGAATTCCATTCCAAGGCTTCCGCCGTCACTGTCTCCAAGGTGCGTCAATACCTTGCGGTTCTGCTCCAAATCGCCCCGCGAAAACACGAGGAGATCAGGGCTCGATGACAAACCAGCAGCTTTACCTTTCCATCGGCATTCCGTCAGTGCTGATCCTTCTTGCATTGGTGATCAATCAAGTGGGGTTCTTTTACCTGTCCACTCAGATATCAAACCTGCGCTCCGAGCTGGCGACCGAACTTCGAGCCATTCGTTCCGACATCAACATGCTGAAAAGGTAGACCGAATGACGATGAAGGAAATGGAAAAGACAATGGAGACTTTGGCCAGTTCGCTGACCGAGTTGGCAGTGACGACGGCCAAACTTTCCGTTCTTGTCCACGAAGGACTGACGGAAACGCACATGCAAATCATGGCTTTGCTGGCGATCACACAGGAACACCGGCGCAGGCTTGACGATCTCGAAGGGGGCGTATAGCCGTTCCGACATCAGGAGAATGGATCAATGACCGTAGTCGAAAGCGTGTTGGCGGGCATGGAGCGGCTGCTCTTGCCCAAACTGGAACGAATCGAGGCGGAGCAGAAAGCCCTGCGCGAACTGATGGAGGAGAAATTCAGAGCGGTAGATTTTCGTTTTCAATCGCTCGAGGACAAATTCAATGTGCGCTTTCAATCGCTCGAAGACAAACTCAATCTGGACAAGCGCATCTCCGCTCTCGAAGACCGGCAGAGGCCGCAACAGGAGAGCGCCCAGTAACTAAACCCGCGCCCTCTCTGTTATGGCGCAATAGTGGCATCGCCGCGTGCGTTCTCCGTTGCTATGCTTGGAAATTGAGAGGAAAGTAAATGTGGATTTCGTTTCCGTTGTTTCTTGCCGGGTTGTTGATCTACCTCTTCGTGCAGGGCTTGCTTGAGGCCAAGATTCCTACCTATTCCGGTTACCAGCGCCAGCCGTCGCCGCCGCACCAAACAGACCCGGATAAAGACCCGGAGTCGGAGGCGTAAGGGCGCTGCTCCGCATCAGGGCGTTCACGACTGCGGGATTGTTCATGGCGCGACCGATCAGATGCTGCGCCCCGTGATAGAGCACATTTCCAGCCAGCGCCACAGGATGCAATAGGGATGCGCCCATCGCCCCTGCCTCTCCGATTCCCTGCCCCAACTTCGCTGACCCGCTAGGGTTTAAGTCCGTGTTCAGGACGCTGCCCGCCTGCCCGATATTGTTCAAGCTTTCGAGTTGCTGCGGCGTGTAAAGCGCCTGCTTATAGTCCGGGGCGAGACGGTTGAACGTACCTTGAAACGTCCTGAAGTTGTACGGTCCCTGCGCTGTAGTCTTGAGCGCACCTTCAGCCACGCCGCGCTGAATCGGCCCGACTTCCTGCGGCGTGAGGTTACTCGTCAGCGTGCGCGCCATCTCGGGAGTCTTAGAGATTCCGCCCACGAGCCTCGAAGGTTCAGCCGTTCGCGCCGCGCTGTACAAAGGGCTTTGCGGATTGTCATACGTGCCCTTCATGGTTTTCCATGCTTCGTTCGCCGTGCGGAACGTCTGCACCTGGTCAGGCGTCAACCCGCCTTCGCCGGATGTGATGGCTTGATCCGCCGCCCCCGCCAACTGCGAAATCCATGCGTTTGACTGGTTCTTCACAAGATCAGGATTGGTATTGTTGAAGTCGAGCAGGTCGGAGCGTAGCCGGTGCAGTTCCGTGTATGTTGGGACGCGCGGCGGGACCGCTGCGGGAGGCGTAGCCGATGCCGCGCCGAAGCCTGGAACAACCTTGGGCGCTGGCTTGGTTGCGGGACCGCCGCGAGCTAAATCCTTAACGATGGCCGTTGCCCGTGTCGGCTCCAGTTCCGGGTGCAGGCGGTAATACTCCGCATTCTGCGCGACGATGTTCTTGGCTTGCTGCTGAAGCCCCTTTGCGCCGGGAATGGGCTTGTCCCCCACTTGGGTATCGAGCGCGTTGAACCCCGTAGTTGCGGCTTGCTTGAGTTCGCCCTGATGCCGCAATAATCCTTTTTGAACCGCCGCGCCGCCCTCTTCAGGCGAGAGCGGAGACATGGTATCGAGCGTATTGCCGGTGAAGTCTTGCAAGGCCTGAACGTTGCCTGCGGCAGTCCTCTCGTATATGGGCGCAGCCGTAAGGCTGTTCTGATTCACTTTCTTGACGGTCTTTAGGAATGGAGAGTTCGTCGCTTCCGCCGCATCTGGATTGATGCCCATGCTTTTCATGGCCGCGAACCGCTCTGCGGGCGTGATCGTCTGGCCCGGTATAGGCGCGTTCACGTCTCCGGTAATTGCGCCTTTGAACGCGGGGACCCCTAACCTTACAGCCTTCGTCAGCCCCGCCGTGAGCAATGCAGGACCGGCCACGTTGCCGATAGTCTCCATCGGATGACTGACCGCATACATCCCCTGCTCGCCCTGCTGCTGCTGCGCGGCACCTTGAGCCTGCGTGTTGAGGCGCAGCGACGTTTTGCCGGTGTCGCCCATTCCCATCGGAGCGGTGGTCGGATATATGCCGCCCGGTGCCATGCCCGAGGCCATGAATGGCTGGCCCATTCCCGCTACCGTCTGAGGGGTGAACAAATTCTTGATGCCGCTCCAGGCGCCGGATACCAGATTCGTGGGGCTGTCGATGTTGGCGACGTAGTTCAGATTGCGGCTAGGCGTCGGCACGCCGGGAAGTGAGCCAGTCGCGCCAGCGGGGAGAGCGCCAGAGTTGGGGTCTGACTCGATTGCAGACTGAATATCCTGCATGCTCATGCTCTCGGGGAAGGATGCGGTCTTTCCGTTCGGCAGTTTGACTCTCGGCATTACTGTTTCACCAGACCCTTTCCAGGCACGTATTCGTAATCAGCCTTGCCGCTCGTCGGCGGTGCCATCGGGTTGCCGAAGTTCGGCTGTCCACTCATGCCGCCCTGGTATTGCTGCTGGAGCATCTGACGCTTTGAGCCCATGAGCTTCTGTGCTTCATCGGTGACGCCAATCAACTGATCGGGAGAGTTTGCCGCATTGAGAGCTTTGGAAATCTCGTTCGTTTCCTCGACCGTTGCCACCCCGCCCGTAGTCGTTTTTGCGATTTCAGCCGCGAGCGCCGTCTTGAGAAGTTGGAAATTAAGCGGGGCCGCGCTGCCGGTTTGAGTCGCAAACTCGTTGCCGATTCTGTTGGCGAGTTGCACATTTCCGTTCTTGAGCGCCTGCCCAATCTCTCGGAGTTGCGCAATATGCGCATCGGCAGTGTTGATATTGGTAAGCGTTGCTGCCGGTGTTCCAACCGCGAATGCTTTCGCTGTCGCCAGCGGAACCTGCGTCTCGATTCCTTGCGGGGCGGCCTGCCCGATAGATTTTGCCTTGGTTTCATAGCGAACGCCGCCCGGTACGCTCGCATCCGCTACTGCTTGCGGCATCTGAAGGTAAACTTGCGCCCGTTGAACGCCCGGCTGCACTTTCGTCTTGTCAACGTAAGTCTCATACCCTTTCAGATAAGCATTCTCTTCGGCAGTGCGCTGCGCGGGCGGCTTTGAATAAATCGCAATCGCCCTGTCGTCCTTGGCTGGTTCCTTGGGGGCCGGAACCCGTTGCAGTCCGGTGATGGCATCGGACAACTGCTGCACTTTCGGGTCTTGATTCGGGTCCACTCCGCGCGCCATTGCATCAGCCACGGCATCGGAATAAAGCTGCTGCATGTTCCCTTTTTTATCTGGGCCAGATATCGGATTGCCCTGCGCATCCATCATCGGCTTGGTCGCGGCCGTTGCCGGATCAAAAGCGACATAGCCTTGGTCAGTTGAAAGAGGCGTGAACTTGTCGCGCGGGTTGAGCAGATTCTGCGTCTGCGCCTGCTGATAGGCCAGATCGGATGCGCTCTTGGCCGCTTCCTGGCCCTGCGCCACCCTGCCCGCCAGCTGGTTTTGGAGAAACAGATTGTGCGCAGTAGACCCCGGAATTGCCGCCATGCCTGTACCGAGCAGCATGGAACCCCCGATATCGCCAGCTATTGCCAACCCGCGACCCCACGGGTTCTTGACCTGACTTGCGCCTGAACCCTTCTCCTGCAGGTCGTGCAGTTTCGCCGTATCTATGCCGAGTTGCGAAGGCTGCGGGGGTGCAGCGCTTGCCATCGGCTGAACCGCAGGTGGTGTCGAACTTGCCATCGCCATCGGCTGCGGAGCGCCCGCATTCGGCTGGAGGGGCGCTCCCTGGTCCGTCATCGACGGCATGATCTTGTGCTGATTCAACGGGTCTGCGGCAAAAAGTTGGAATCCGAGCGAAGGCGAAGTGGGAGGCGGGGGAGGCTGCCCAAAGGGATTAGCCATTCCCGCTTGCTGCATCATGTTCGGATTAAGTTGCGGAACTGGTGCCATCAAATTCCTCCTCAAGCGAATCGAGCGAACTCGGCTGCCATTTATGGCTTCTTTCCTGCGCCGTAGATACTTCCGGCGGTGCTACCCAGCCCCGCGAGCGTCTGCCCCGCTACCGCCCACGGATTCGCTACCTGCTGGCTGGCGGTGCCGTACAGATTGGCATAATTGCCCGCCGCCGCCTGATTGCCCTGCAGCGACAGATTCGCCGTCTGCGAGGCGTTCGAGTTGAGCATGTTGTTAGCGTTCCAGAAGTTGCTCAGCGCCTCGCCGTGCTGTCCCTGCGCCGCGCCCGTATAGAGGTCGCCCTGCTGCCCCGCCATGTCCTGATAGGCTTTGCGCTGCTGATCGGCGGCGAATCCGGCCGGCGAGCGTCCCATGCCGCGATTAGCCAGGTTCTGCATGGTGTTGCCGACCGCGTTCTGGGTGGTGTTGGCGAGCTTGTTGGCGGCATTGGAGTACATATTCTGGTATGTGCCGCTGAGTCCGCTCTGATTCAGCGAGGACGGATCAAGGAATCCGCCCATGGTGCCGCCCTTGCCTCCGGTGCCGAATAGCTGCTGGCGGGTCGTATCAGCGAATTTTTGATTAGCAGCCGCGTTTTTAGCCAGCGCCGTATCCTGCGCGGTTGCGCCCGCGGATGCCTGCTTCTGGGTCGATGCGTCTTGGGCCTTGCTGCTCATTTAGCCTCCAAATACTTAACGAAGTGCGCAGCGCCCTTGTAGATGCGCCACAATCCCATCTTGGGAGCCGCCAGCATTGCGGCCCGTTTGCGAATGATTGCGAAGTACCAGTGGATTCCGGTGCGGTTCTGGCTGCGATCCGCGAGCCACGCTTCAGCGCCCTTGAGCAGCGAGCGCGTCACCCTGCGCCGGGTCATGCAGTTGCTCACTTCCGGCAGCACGTAAAGCGGTTCCGCCTGCCATATCAGTCTTAACGGCAGCACGCCGAGGATCGTTTCGCCTTCCACGGCCACGAACACGCGGGCGAGATCGAGGCTGATTTCCTCGTGCTCCGTTTCCGCCAGCCGCGCTTGCAGGTACGGCAGCTCATCCGCCCGCGCCTGCCTAATTTCCATTCGCCTTCCATCCCGCCGCCACCATGCGGTCATGAATTACTTGCGCATGGTCGTCCGCTTCGGCCAGGATGCGCGCTATTTCCGCTTCCACGTCCGCGACCCCATTCGCGCCCGCAACGTAAATCGTGTGCGCGCTGCGATTGCCGAAAATCGCATCCTGCACGAAGAGAAAGATGGCGCCGCTGCCGGTGTCGAAAGTGCGCGCCTGATATTCGGTCGCCATATCACTCCTCAGGAGGACAGCACGTAACGCGCGCCGCCGTTGCCTGCCCCGCCGCCCTGGTAGGGCGTGGCAACGTTCACATCCACGGTCAGCAGGCTGATGTCTGTCATGTTTCCGGCCACCTTAACGATGTAGGAAACCACCTGCCCGCCATCGCAGACGCCGATCACGGTGGGCATCGGCCCGACCCCGCCGGCAAACACCACGGCAGCCGTCCCGTATCCGTAGCCGAGATTCCCCACATCCACGGTTGACAGGTGGTAGGAGGTGCCGCTGGTGATGAAATTCAGGTTGCAGGTTGCAGGCGTGTTTCCGGTCGAGGGGCAGGTGGTGAGCGTTCCTACCCATTCGTAGCCATCGGGCAGGGTGTCGGAGTAGGTGGTGGACGCCAGATAGGTGCCGGCGTGGTAAATGATGTAATAGCGCGTCAGGAACACGAGCCCGGTAACGCTTCCCGGCACCCTCGTGACCGTCCCAAAGCCCAGCACCCGCGTGTAGCTTGTGCCCAGGCCGCCTGAGCCGTAGATGCGCACCGTGGCCGTTCCGCTGACGGGGATGGAGTCGAGCACGCAGGAATTGGTGGTGTTGGCGGGGACATTGGTCGGAATCTGCGAACTGGAATACAGCACAATGGGATTCGCAGCCGGGGAGGGCAGGCTATTTCCCGCCGCCGATACCGCAATCACGAAGTACTGATAGTCGCCCGCCAGCCCGCCCGTGTCTAGGTAGATTACCGTTCCCGCGCCCGAAGCCGGCGGGGATGCCAGGAGCGTTGCGGCGCTGAACGCATCGCCTCGCTGCCCTCGCCAGAGCTGGTAGCCGGTCACGCCCGCCTCGAGGCTCGCGGGCCACATCACCTGATTGCCGGTGGGCAGTTGCGCCACGGACACGCCCTGCGGCTGTGCGGGCACCGTGGCGCTTCCGGTGAGGGTGAGGGCGCATGTTGGACCGCTGGACGCCTCTGCCCCCCCTGCGGACACCGCAACGGCCTTTATCGTGACCGTTTCCCCCGTCGCCTGTAGTGTGAACTGGATGGGCGAGCTGGTACGCTGCGCCACGGCAACCGGCGAGGGGTTGCCCTCATAGCCGGTGACGTAAATCTTGACTGAGCCGCCTGCAGGGATTCCGGCCACGTTGCAAGTGACCAGCACCGTGCCATTGACCGCCGCGGCGTGCGAGGCGCTGATGCCGGTAGCCGCCAGAGGGGGCAGGAGGGAAGGATTGAGCAGGATAAACTGCGGCCCGACGATCTGCTCGCTGCCATTGACGTTCAGCGGCTCCATTTTCAGCCAGTAGTATGCGCCCCCGGTCTGCTGCAGAATGGCATCCGTATCCGACCACGTAAACGCCGAGGCGCTGCCCGTCCATGTCTGCAGCACGATGGCCTGCGCAATGTCCATCACCGCGGCGCGCACCAGACTCAGAGAGCGTATGCCGGTTGCGTCGGTGATGCGGAAGGATACGTCGATGCCCTTGCTGGTGGGGTTGGGGATGCACAAGAACCCGCTGACGCAATTAGCGCCGATGGCGGGCGTGGACATTTGCGCGTCGATCCAGATATTGCGCTGCGCGATGACCGGATCGGGGCGGGCGATGGTAATACCACCCGCGGCGCCGCCTGCCGAACCCATGCCTGTCCTGATGGCATTGCTGCCCATGTCAGTTTATCCAGTGCCCATGCGGCAGGCCGGGCAGCAGATAGAAGAGAATCCACAGGATCACGATCAGGACCAGCAGCACCCGGATGATGTTGAGGAAGGGCTGCGGTATGGGCAGGTACTGGATAGCCCAGAACACCAGGCCCACCAGTATTAGCGCAATGATGAGGTAGATCAGCATGTAGATCATTGTTCCCTCCGCAATTCGAGATCGAAATCGGCCATTATTTCTCTTAACTGTGCCGCGTTGGACGCCTCGCGGTATATAATAAGAATGTGATCGTAAGTTTCAAAGATCGTGATACCGCAGAGTTGGCGCAGACCGGCAAAAATCGCCGCTGGAATAGCATCGCAAGCGTGGCGCTTCGCAAGTTGCACATGATTGCGGTGGCAATTCACCTCGACGACCTGAAACAGCCTCCGGGAAATCAACTGGAGCCGATGACCGGAAGCAGGGCAGGGCAGCACAGCATCAGGATCAACAAGCAGTATCGAATCTGTTTTTACTGGAAGGAGGATGGAGCCCATGAAGTCGAAATCGTTGACTACCACGATGAGCGCAAAGGCAAAAAATAACATTCCGCTCGTTCGTCCAGCGAACGGCTGGAATTATCGGTATGTGACCACTGCGCCCGGTGAAATGCTGGCGAAGGAGTTCCTTGAACCATTGGGACTCAGCCAGAATCAGCTCGCCATGAACATCCACGTTCCGGCCACGCGGATTGGCGAGATTGTGCGCGGCAAGCGGACTATCACCCCCGATACTGCGCTAAGGCTGGCGCGGTTTTTCGGCAATAGCCCGGAGTTCTGGCTGAATCTTCAGCAACTGCACGATTTGACCAAAGCAAAACTGGCTTTGAGTAAAACGATTGAGACAGAGGTCCGAGTATGCCACTCAACAAACGGTGTGCCATGCTTTCCATCCAGAGGCGGCGTAATCACCACTGAAATGGTGAAGCAAATTGAAAACCAAATCGACTAAGCGAACCCCTGATTGATCGGCCGCGACGACAGCGTGACCTTGCGCACGACCGCCTCGGTGTCATCGCTCGGAAACGTGAGGTAGACAGAGACATACTTGCCTGTCGCCACGCCGGGCGCGTTCATGCTGGCGCGAATGACCATGCCTGACTGGTTCACCGGGCTGGGCAGCGCCTGCACGCTCAACTCCGTCGCCGTCAGCAGTTGGTCGGGCGCATCGGCCGTCACCGCGTAGACGCCGAACGCCCAGGCCGCATCCCATCGGTCCGTCAGCACATCCGTCCAGTAAAAGCGGGACTTGCCTTCGTTGGGCAATCCCCAGGCCAACTGCGCCACGCCCGGCGAGGGGTTGCCATTGTCCGTGAATCCATCCGGCCAGCGGTAAACGTTGCCCGCCGCATCGCCCATGTAGATAAAATCCTGCCCCGCGAAGCCCACATCCACGGACCCCGCCGCGGTCATCGGCACAGATAGAATCTTGTCCGTCTGGAAGGTGCCGACCAGTTGCGTGTAAACGCCGCTGCCGCCGCCATACTCGCCGCTCGTGCCCCGCGCCTCGGTGGCGAATGACCACAATTGCATGAGATTGAATCCGGCCGCGGCGGAATCGACCGTGCGCGCGAACACCACCAGCGCGTTCATGGCCCCGAAGTCGTACCAGCACAGCAGCGATTCGTCAATGTGATCGGGGTCGATGTCCTCCTGCGCGTATGTGCCCTGGAGGTGATTGGAAACCCGATCACTCAGTTCCGCAGGCAGTCCTGCGCCCTGCCACAGGCGCAGGCTCTGATTGGCGGACAGGTAGGCCAGCCCTTCCGGGGTCAGCGTCAGCGCCAGCGGGCCGGCGGCGCCCGGTGACGCCACCCGGTCCTGCTCCGTGAACGTGCTCGCATCGTAGCCGGTGTAGAGATACCAGAAGTCCTGCGTGCTCACGACCAGCACCGTGCCCTGCTGCATGGAGGTAATGGCGCTGACGGTGCGCTTGCCGCTCGGAACCTCGAAGAACAGGCTCCGGGGCCATGCCTCTTCGGGAATGCCGAGCACGATTTCCGAGAATCCGCTCAACTGGATCAGGTTTCCATTGGCCGCCGCGATGCGGTTCTGCCAGGTAGTGAGCATGGGCGCGGGCGGGGCCGGGAAGTTATCCCACGGTGCGAGGCGCGTCGAATCCAGCGTATCGTCAATCAGAGTGTCGCCCCAGGAGGTTGTAGCGTTCGATATTTCGGCGGCGAAGTAATACGTCGCGCTGGTATCCAGCGGCGAATCGCTGACCTCGAATATCCACTTGTAATTAACCTGCGGATCGCTCGAAACCGCCAGCGTGGACAGCGTGACCACCTGATTGGCGATAGGGCCGGTGTGCGCGGAGACGGGCGAGGGCGGCCCGATGTTCATGCGCTGTATGCCCAGCGAGTCGGTGTATTTCGACACGAAGCAGTAGACATAGGTGCGCCCATAGGTCAGGGTCAGCGTGCCCGCGCTCAAGGCGATGGCCGGGGCTGTAGCGGGCGCGTCGATGCCCCACTTGTACCTGGTCAGCACGCCGCCCTTGTCTACATAACGCCAGGCGTTGTGGCCATCGGAGGAATAGGCGGCAAAGGAGTTGAACACGAACTGATGCACGCCCGTTTCGCCCGTCGAGAGCAGGGTGATTCCGCTCCCGTCCGCGTTCATACTGTAGATTTCGCCGCCCGACTGCACGAACACGAACTGCCGCTGATCCACGGTGCGCTGGAAGTCGTACAACTTCCCTTTGATGGGACCGCTGCCCACCTTGGCAACCAGCGCGTACCCGGGCGCGCGGCGCAGTTCGCCATCGGACAGAATCAGCAGGTTCTTCGCCGACAGCAGCGTTCCCGGCTCCGCATCCGCAAGGTTGACGGTGGTGCGCTTGCCCTTGAACGCGCTGATGGTGGCCTGATTGAGTCCATTGATCATTTACGGACCATAGGTCGCAACGGTGGACGGCGCCATGCTCTGCCGCTGCCGTGCCCATGTAAGGAACGAGAGCAAATCTTCCCTGCCCTGCGCGTTGTAGGTATCCTTTCTCGTATCATCCGAGGCTCCGCACAGTTGCGCGCTGGCAAAGGATTCCATGGCATAAGTGCCCTCATCGGGCAGCATGACCTTGCTCGAGGCGTCGGTGATGGGCAGCCATTTGGCCGTGTAGACGAGCTGGCAGGAGCGCGCGGCGTCGATGGCGGGCGTGATGCGGATCTTCTGCGTCTCCGTGCCCGTAGCCGCCGCCGCATCGAGATACGGCCCATAGAACCCGAAGGCGCTGCGGTTGCCGTACATAGCGGAAAAGAATGAACTCCAGCCGGAGGCAATCTGCAGATCGGTCAGCGCGGTATGGAGGTCTGCCGGTCCGATGGGCGCCCAGTCCTGCCCCGCGCTCTGGCGCTCGGCCAGATGCACGACCTGCGACAGGTCAGGCGGCATGGCGTATTCCTGCGTGCCGGGAACAAGGCTCAGGCTGGTTTCATCGAACTTGATGAAGAAGCCGCGATTCTCTTTCACCACCGCCGAGAACACTTTGAAGCCGGCGCGCTCAAGGGCGGAGTAAATCTCCCCGTCGGCGCGCGCATAGCCCGAGTTGGCATTGGCGTTGGCGTACATCTGGGCTAAATTCGTGGCGCACCCCCGATTTGCAGGGTGCTACCATGAAAAGCAGCGGTAATCAGCCGCATGGAGAATGAACGATGCATGATATTGGCACGGCCTTTCTGGGCAGCCTTCCCGTCACTTTCGGTGTGGTAATCGTCTGGCTTCAAAACAAGCAGCAATTTGCAGCACTCAATCAACGCTTCGACGACATGCGCGAGTTGTGGCGTGCGGAGTTACGTCGCGTCGAAGAAGTATTGGACGCGAGATTAAAGCATCTTGAAGAGAATTGACCTCCGCCGTGCGGCCTCCATCCGCTAGCGAAGCGTCCAGGCTGATAACCTGGCAAGCCGGGGCGCAAGACCGGCAATATTTCCAATTACTTGCCTGCCTTGGCTCCCGTCAGCATCAGGGTTTTCAGTTCCTCCAACTGCCTGCGCAGCTCGGCCACTTCGCTCACATCCTGCTTGCGGCTGAGCACGTCCGCCACATCATTGGCGGGGTCTTCGATGCCCAGCGTCCTGAACGCCTGGGCGGTCGTGCCGCGGGCGCGCGTGGGAATGTTGTTGTGGCTGCGAATCTCGGCGCATTGCTGGGTATGCGCGCGCACCATGTCGATCATGCAATCCCGCCACAGCCGCTCACCCTTCTCCCGCGCATCCTTCTCGTTCAGGGCCACGTTGTCGTCGTCCTCGATGGGGCGTTTAGGGTTGGGATTGATGCGCACTATGCCAATGTGCCGGTAAAGCGCCTGCACCCGGTCGGCGAACTTCACCGGGACAACAAACTCCCCTTCTTTCTCGTCGATCCTGATTTCTGTGGGAACGTCGAAGAAGTCCTTTTCCGGCACATTGAGAATATGACCGGAAACCATGTTCGACTCCTTGGGATCGCCGATGGGGTTGTCATAGCGCAGGCGCTCGTTCATGGCGGGGCCGGGATTGTAGAACCTGACTGGCATGCTTCCTCTCCTCGTAAACGTTGCGTGATCGCCTTGGCTCTCAGGCCCCGTTACTTGTGGACTCGCGCTACATCATGCTGCTGCAGAAGGTGGCGCAGCCTGTTGACCTGCACGCGGTCATCGCGGAAGCCGTCGCGCCATGCGGCGCGCGAATCTTCCTGCGCTTTGGCATCCCATTCCGCCTTGGCATTCTCGCGCTCTTTCCTCTGCCGCAGGAGGCCCATCTCGCCGCTCGAGCCATACTTCGTCCAGGCATCCATGCTGCGGACCTTGTCCAGCACCGTTTCGCTCATGTGCTCGAAGATGTGGACATTGGTCTTCTCGCAGGAAACGTGATCGGCGGACTGGCAATCGGCGCCGTGCACGCAGCGGTCGATGCAGAACTGGTTCTGAAAGCGGTTGTAATAGCACACCAGGGCACTATCGATGTTCTTGAGCCCGCGCCTGAACCAGTCGGGCACGGAGCGCCCATCTTCGCCGACGAGATAGATCATGGATTGTCCTTGAGAAAAAATGGGGGCCGGCCTGCAAACCGGTCCCCCCCAGAAGCTCAGCGCGTGTAGGCGGTGCTGGACGTGTTGTATCCGAGCCCGCCGATGCACCCTAGTTGATTAGGATGTGTGTAGACAAAATTGCCATACTCGCGCATATACGCGGTGTATGCCGCGAACCCCGGAACCCACTTCAGCACCCCGCCGTCCAGCTCCGAGAAGTTGAGCCCTGCGACCTGCCCGAACTTTACCGTGTCGCGCTTGATGCCATAGATGACGGCAGGCGGAACATCCACATCCTTGACAAACTTCTTGCCTTTGAACGTGAGCGTTTCGTATCCCTTGTCCATAGTGGAGTCGGTAAAGCGCTTCTGCGCGAACCCCAGCGCCTCGTACACGTCGAACTGCGCATGCGAGGCCACGAACTCGTCCATGTCCTCGCCCGAGGCCACGTTGATGGCGGAGACTAGTTGCTGCAGATAGCCTTCGTTGAGGTAGTTGCCCGCCGCCGCGATCAGGTTGGACTGCAGCAGCGTATACGTGCCGGTGGCCAGCCCCTGGAAGGTCACATTCTGGTTGTTGGTCGCGCCGTAGAGCCCCATATAGGACTTATTGACGCGCCCCGCGCCGCGCACCAGCACATCGCCCGTGGTGGTGGTGACCGAGGCCGACAGCACCACCGTCGCCGGCCCGCCCGCCGCCGATGGGGTGATGGAGTTGACCGTGAGCCCCGCGCCCGCCGAGCGGCTAGTGACGAGGTTGGCGCTGTAGAAGTCCACCACGTCGCCCACCTGAATGTAGCGCGAGCCGAAGCCGCCGTAAGCGGTGCTGACCGTCAGCGTTTGGGTGGCCGAGGCCGTGCCGCTGGCCGCCAGGCCGAGAATGCCCGAGCCGTCGCCGGCCGCGATGTCAATGTTAATGACCTTCTCGGTGTCGGTAACGATCTGCGTCATTTCGTTAGTCTGGTGGTTGGCGAACGCCTGCGGATTGGACTCCGAGTTCAGGATGTCCTTCTCGAACATCTTGATGACGGCCACATAGCCGCGGTCGAAGACGCTGAACTTCTTCTCCTGCTGGCGTCCTGCTACCGGCAGCGCGTCGTCGGAAGCGGCCGGGGCCACGCCGGCGCGGTTGCCGCCGATCCTGGCCGGGAATTCGAAGTGATCGCCGGCCATGGACCGGACATACTCGTTATCGGCCTTTCCGTAACGGGTGCGGAGGACAGCGGTCTTATTCTGCTGCTCCTCGATTTTGGGGCCATAGACATTCTTGAGGATGCCCCCAATCCTCGTGATGGTATTAGCATCTGCCACGAGAGTCTCCTTTATTGGCCGCAGGGGTATCCTTCGGCGCGTTTTAGCCGCCCGGCGCGGAGACATCCCATGGACCCGCCCTCAAAGCTGGTCCGTTATGCTTTCGCCTTGCTGCTAATGTCTGATTACGGGCCGGATCGGCCCTGCAAAAGTCTCGTCACCGCCTGCGAGGTCGTCTCCCCCGGCAGCGCCTTCATGGAATCAGGTGCGGGCGGCCTTGCCCCATTGCCGCCCTTGACGGCGGGAACCGCATTGGCCAGGGTGTGCTGCTGCTTTTTCACGTTTTCGCCGTAAGCCTTCCATGCCCTGACTTCCTCGGCCTTAACTTCGCGGATAGCCTTTTCCAGCGGCTTGATATTGCCGCCGAGCAGTTGCCGCATGCCCTCATCGCTTACATCCAGTTTGGACGCCAGCAGCGCATAGAAGCGCGCATCCTGCCCTTCGGCAAAGGTTCCCTTGATCGAATTGCCGATGAAGTCGGTGGCGATCTTGTTGGCCGCCTGCACCTGCTCCCGGTACGCCGACTGCCTGCGTTCCGTCTCCTGATCCGCAAACCGCTTCTCAATCGCATCGAGGCGCGCCCGGTTGGGGTCGGGAGGCGAAGGCGGCTGATTGGTGAATGCCCGCCCGGTGATCTGCTCGATGTACGGAATCAGGTCGCCGATAACCGCCTTGAATCCCTCGGGATTGGCCGCGCGCATGCCCTCCAGCAGACTCGAGGCCGGGGCCTGGCCGCTGGCTACCTTCCAAACCTCGTCCGCCGCCCTGATAGCCTGCTCGACATGCGCCGGCTCCTTCACAAAGTCGGAAATCTGCAGCGCCTGCGCGAATTCGGGCGGAATCTGAGGCTGTGCGGCTGCCTCCGGTGTCGCTGGAGGCGTAACCGGCTCATCCTTGCCCAACTGCGCGTCCATCGCCGCCTGCAGGGCCGCCATGGGGTCGTTGGGATCGGCGGGAGGCGGTTCTGCGGGTGGCGCAGGCGGTTCCTGCGGGGTTACAGGCTCACTGGGCGAGCCTGCAGGCTCCGCGGGAGGCGCATCCATGACCGCGGCGCCATTTACGCCGCTATCCGCGCCATCAAGCAAGCCGAAAAGCATGATCATGTGGAGCAACGGGTGCATATTATTCCTCCAGCGCGATCGAAGCGTTCGCAGTCATTACACACTCACGCAATTTGCGAAATGCGGCGGTTTGGTCTGCGCAGGGGTTCGTGTTGGCTTGCAACACATACGCAAACTGCTTGGCGGCATCACGAATAGCCTCGTAACGCTGCGGCTGCTCGCCTTTCGGCGCATGATAGGTGAACCATTCTTGAATCTGATCGCCCATTTCTTTCCTCTCTAGCCGTTGTTACTTCTTGGCGGCCTTTTTGTCTTTGGCTTCGTCATCGGGTTGCGCATGCGCCGCCGCGGGGGCCGCCGCCGACGCCAGGGCATCGTATTTTGCCTGCAACTCAGCCAATTTCGCCTTTTCCGCCGCTAATTCCGCCTGCGCGGCAGACAAACCCGCCTCCGCCGCGGCGCTCGAGGCGGCCAGCGAGGCGCTCTTTCCTTTCAAGTCGGCAACCACCGCCCTGGCCGCCGCCAACTGGTCATCGCACGGAGTCTTGCTGTACGCCACGAACTCCGCCTCGAACTGCCTGGCACCCATAACGCGGATTTTGCCCCGCTCCGTGCCCAGCAGGTAATCGCCCGGCAGCGCCGCCTGCTCGCCCAGCTGGTCATTGACCACCGTCAGCGCCGGGCCTTCATACTTCGACGCATCCACCACTTCACATTTCTGGAAGGTTGGCATTGGCTAATTCCCCTTTACGTAGAGATAGACCTTAATCGACGAAATATCGAGCGCGTTGGCGCATTCGGCCGCTGCTGAGGTGTAGAGCTTGAGCTTGGAGTTGGCCCGGTCCCAACTGAAGTCGGCGATGCCCGCGGTCAGCGTGGGGCCGAGCGAAACGGGAACCAGCGCGCTCAGTTGCACGCAGCCCGTCGCGGCCAGAATCGCGGGGCGCACATCCACCCCGTTGGTGAGGTAATCGGTGGTGCTGAAGCCGACCTCGACGATGCCCACTTTCGAGGCCCCTGGAACTTCAAAGCTGGTAAACGCTGCAGTGATTGCCATGTTTCTCCTTTACGCGCTCGGCGAGGGACTGTTGGGAACGATGTTGGCGGCCTCGCGCACGGCCGCGCCCTGAACTTGCGAATTACTGACCTGCGCGCCCGGAACCTGCCCCAGAACGTGCGCTGCGGGCTGACCGCCAGGACCGCCCTTGGCGGCTAAGTCTGCCGGCGACGGCGGAGGCCCGCCCGGTCCCGGCTGCGGCAGCCCCAGCGGCGCGCCCTGCGCTACCTGCAGTTTGTCGCTCAGATACTGCGCATACATCAGGATGCCGTTGCGAATGTTCTCCGGGCTGTCCTCGAATTCCTCCGTCAGCGTGTAGAGCGCCGTCACGCGCAGCGGAATATCCCACTTCTCGAACGGCGACTCCATCGGCTGTATGTTCCGCTTCAGCTTCTCCAGATCGCGGTCGGCCTTCATATACTGCAGATGGTCGGTGGGATCGAGATCCTGCAAGCCTAGAGCCTCGAGCACGTATTCCCGCGTTTGCGGGTCTTGCGGGTTCACATATCCGCCCTGCTGCGCCAGTTGCAGCACTTGCAGCTTCTCCGTCTGCGTCTTAGGCTTACTCGAATCCTGAATGACGTTCAGTTCGTAGCCATCCTCGGGAATGTCGGCCGCTTCCAATTGCTGCGCCGCAAACTTGTTATTAAACCCGGCCGTCTGCACTTTGCGCGGCTCCGTCCAGACTTTGCGCGCCATCTTGATCAGCTTCCGCGCCCGCAACTCATGCGCCTGCTCCCATAGATAGCGCATCGTCTTGCGCGTCTCTTCGGCCTTGGCGCCCATATAGGCCGCCAGCCTGAAGGCCGTGCCCGCTCCCGGCATCTCGCCCTCGGCCACCGAATTGGAGTAGCCCAGTTCCTTGAAATCGGCCACAATCTGCTCCCGCAACTGGATCAGCACCGGGCCATAGGGCGTGGGATTGATAAACTCCGGCTTGACTTTGCCATCGCCCAGAGGGTCATACTCTACCTTCTCCACCGGATCGCCCGAAAGTTGCGTGATCGGCTGCGTCGTCGGCACCAGCCATTTGCCCGTTCCTGTGCTCATGACCGCGCGCAGCATCAGCGAATCCACGCGATTCAGCGACTTGGTCAGCGGGATAAGCTCCACCGACAGCCCTTTGGGATAAACGGAAACGCTGTCCTTCTGGAACGGAAAGAACGTCAGCGGCGAGTCGCCATCCCAGGGATTCTCGGCCCACTGCACGATTTGTCCCTGCCACTGCACTGCGAAGAGGCCATATTCAATCGCCGCCTGCAGTTTCGTCAGCCCCTTCGATGCGTAAATCTCCGAGGTCTGCGCTTCCCATTCGGCGGAAATCTTTTCCTGCACCTCTTCAGGCACCGCCGTCCACTCGCACCAGTATTCCGTCATGGTGCAGAATTCCTCTTCCGCCTCATTCATCTTGCTGTTCTGAAACGAGAGCGAGCGCAGCGTATTGAGGTAATAGAACGCTAAGGCAACATCAGCCGTATCCGCGGTGAACTTCTCCGCATAATCGGGATACAGCTCCTTGACCAGCCCCAGCCGCCTGCGCCAGCGCACGATCTGCCAGGGCGTCAGGTTGATGTCCGCGGAATCGCGCGGCAGGTAGACTTCAAAGGGTGTCAGTAAATATGTCTGCAGGCGCGCCGTGGGCACCGTCTGCACGCCCATAGCCTGAAGTTCGGGCGAGGGTTCTACTTGGGGCGCGGCGCCGGCCGGGACGGCCCCGCCTGCGGGTTGAATAGCCGCCTCTGCTCCTGGTTCCCCTCCGCCCATTCCTGCTGCTGGATCAGGAGGCGGTACGCTTTCAGGGATTTGCGGCACTTCAACAGTCGAATGATCGAACGCAATCGTGTCATAGGTGCATCCCCATCCCCATAATATGACGCGCTTGGCCAGCGTGGGGTTGATGATCTCCATATCCGATTCGCGGTTCCCGGCATCGATGACGTTCTCGGCCGCTTCCGCCGCCCGGCGATTGCGCGCGTCGTAATTATCCGACAGCGCCAGCATGCGCGGAATGTCCGCCCCGAGGGCGTTGGCGTTAATATTGATCGTTTTGCTGAACAGGTTCGTGATCGGCTGCGGCCACTTGGCATCCTTCTTGCGGTCCATAGGGCGCAAGCGTCCGCCCGCCGCCGGGTCTTCCTCCAGCCATTGTTTGTTCTGGTCGAAGTAGCCAGCCGTGGCCCACTCCCGCTCCTCCGCATAGCGCGACCGGCTGGCACTCTTGTACATCTTCGTGATGTGATCCGACAGCGCGCCCTGCGCATCCGTCTGCGGCGCTACCTCGGGATGCCCGGCCTGCGCACTAGTCGCCATTCACCCACTCCGCATCCGATGCCGTCGCGATCCTGCTCAACTGCCGCTCAATCTCCGCCGCTTCCGGGTCGGGACGCGAATCGCCCTGGTCGTTCATCGCCCACGACGGCAATGGCTCCGTTGGCGCGGTTGCCCGGCTGCGCTCCAGGGGGCGGTCGTAGCGCGCCGTCACGATCCGGTCCAGCGTCTCCTGCTGCTGCGCCAACAGCTTCTGCTGGCCCTTCATCAGTTCGCACAGCGCCTCCAGCGCCGTATTGCTGGCGGATGTCGCCGTGCTGCCGAATAGCCTTGTCCAAACCGACATTTGCCGTCGCCTCCACAGTTAGCGCAATGCCATTCTTGCGATAGATGTTGGGCGCCCGCTCATCCGCCACAAAGCCCGCATCGAGCAGCGCCTCCGCGACCGTCTTGAGCTTCTGCCCGCATTCCTTAGAGCAGTAGAGGTCGCCGAACAGAACCGGCTTTCCGCAGGTTCGGCAGACAGGCTTCTGCGGCATACGCGGCCGCATCAGCCCACCACCAGCACGGTCAGGCCCTTGACCAGCGTCCCCGAGTCCGCGTCAATCCAAATCTCGGCCAGCGATACCGCGCCCTCGGCCAGCGAAATCGGAGGCGACCATACGCCGGGAGGCAGCGACAGCCCGGTGCCGGCAGTCATGCCTTTGCTACCTATATAGATGTTCTTGCTCGCCGTGTTCAGCGCCCCCGCCTGAAAGACCACCACTGATGCCGTGGGCAGGACCACGCCCGACATGCTGCCGCTCATCGTCGGGAATGCGGGCACGACCGAGCTGGTCAGTTGCTGGGGCGTGCCGGGAGTCGTTACCGTTGCTTGAAATACCGTCCATGCCATCGTCGCTCTCTCCTATTGGCTCGCCAGCATCTGCGCGTAACTTATCGCTTCACCGCCAGCCGTCGCCTTGCACGCCTTCTCGTATTCCCGCCGCCGCTCCTGCGCGCCATCTTCGGCCACGATGCACTGGCGGCATAGATACTTAACGCGGTAATAGCGGATGCCGTTCTGCATCAGACGCCAGCCCTTCGCCGTCCACTTGGGCAACAGCTTCTGGTCATACGTCATCTCGCGCTTGTCGATGCGCACCGGATACAGCACCACCTCGTGCCCGATGCCGTTGCAGTCCGCCGCGTGCTTCAGCGGGCTGGGATCGTCCTCATCCAGCGGCAGGCCGCAGGAGCAAGGTGCAGGCTCGAACCAGGGCGCATCCTCTTTACTGCACTGCCTGCATTCCCTCACTGCCGCGCCTCTTGATACCGCTTGTCTGCATGCGCGAAGATGGCCGCTTCTGCCTCGGTTGCCATCTCGTCATACTCAAGCGCCGCAGGAGCGGCCGCAAATGACATAGCCAGCATGTCGCCCACGTCGGGGCTCGACAGGCCGCGCCGCTTCATGTCCTCTTTGCGCTCTAACTGAATCTGATTCTTGCTCGAGAAGTAGTATTCAGGCCCGGTAAGGTCCGTCTCAATCTCCGGCTCATCGGGAATGTCGCCCTCCTTGAGCCACTCGCGCATCATGCCCCAGACCTCGGCGCGGCGATTGAAGAACATGCTCGAATCGTTCGGAGAACTGCCGCCGTGGAACTCCTGCAGGCGATGTAATGGATGAGCCGGAAACCACTCCCGCATCGTGTGCCGAACGCAGTCGACCACACCAGCTCCGAGCCCATCACCGTCTATGATTGTGGCCCGCGGCTGCTCGTTGCGCATCACTTCCATGACCCGCGCCGCTACCTGCATCGTGTCCAGGCCGCGCAATCGTGCCAGGATGCGCAGATGGCCGCCTTGCCGCATGCCTAACACTGTCTGATCGTCGCCGAAGCGCGCCACGTCCACAGCCAGCACCTTGAAGCCTGAAGGCGCAACCGTGCGGGATCGAGCACCGGACACTATGTCGCCGCCTATGAACTGGGTTGCGCCTGCCCTCGGAAACTCGCCGCGCACGCGAACGCGGCAGAAGTCTGAATCCTCGCCATAGTCCGCAACCCACTTGGCGATCTGCTCCTTGTTCGTGCCCTCGACTGTGCGCGAGTCAATCTGCTTAGTGATCCAGCGGTGCTTGTACTTGCCAAAGCATTCGCGGAAGCGGCCCGTATTGCGCGTGGGATTGCCGAATGCCAGCCAGATGATTTCCGTTTGCTCATCCGTCAATGCGCCTTCGGTCACTTCCCAGACCTTGTCCGCAATCGCCGAGCCTTCATCGAATATCACGACAATGCGCTTGCCTTTGTTGTGCAGGCCGGCAAACGCCTCAGTGTTGTTCTCGCTCCAGGCAATCGCATCGGTGCGCCACAGCCGCTCGTGAGCCTTCTCGCGCACGCTTACGGTGGTTGCGGTCACGCTCCACCAATGCGAGTTGATAGCCAGATGCGTCCACTTGCTCACTTCTGGCCAGGTCTTGGTGCGCAACTGCGGCTCAGTGTTCGCGGTCATCACCACCCGGCAGTCCTCGCAGGTGCTCATGGCCCAATCGGTAATCATCGCTATTAGCGCCGATTTTCCGACGCCGTGACCGCTGGCAATCGCATAGAGCAGCGGAGTGAAGCGATCAGGGCCGCGCAGATGGGTGCCGATTGTTTCCAGAACTTCACGCTGCCATTTGCGCGCACCGTCGTATTCTGCCAGCTCGCTATTTGGTTCGCGCCAAGGATACGCATAGCGCACGAAACTGAGCGGATCGACGGTAAATCTGCCTATATCCTCCGCGAGTTCTAGTTCAGGATTATCCACGCTTACGAGCCTTTGCAATCACGTCCGCGAGCGATGCGAGCCCTGGAACCTCAAGCTCTGACTTGTCGCGCCATTCCTTCGGCTTGCGATTCTTCAGCCAGAAGATGCAGGCCGTTGTGTCCGGTGCGATCACTTCGCGGAACGGAGCAAATATTGGGCTATCAGCACCCGAAGGCATGAATATCTTCACGGTCTGCTGCTCATAGCCTGTAGCACGCTGAAAGAGTGAACGTTCCACTCGCTCGTCTGCAATTTCTTTGCCAGCTTTTAAGGCTTGTAGAAATTCAGGATGGACAGCGCGCCAACTGTAGAGAGTGCGAACGCTAACGTCAAACTCATCAGCGATTTCCATGTCGGTGGCACCGTTCGCCGCGAGTTCCGCCACGCGCTGAACATATTCCGCCTTGTAGTCGGTCGGTCTACCGGCTGGCATCACGCATTCTCAGCAGCGAATCGGTTAGCGGCCTGCATCAGCCCATAGTTGCGCATGGTGTGCGCTTGCTCGGCTGTGGGTGGCCGGTAGAGCAGGCCGGGCAGCTCGGCGAAGGGCATCGGCTCGCGTGTGCTGGATTGCTGGCTGCGGGCGGCGATGGCTTCGCGCAGGCTGAGGTCGCGGATGGTTTCGCCGACCTCAACCCATGCGCATGCGCACTCGGCGACGGCGCGCACAGCCTGCTTGCGCTTCAGCGAGAAGCCCCGCGTGATGTTGCGGACACGATGGTTGTTGGACATATCAGGAGGGCTAGCGTATCGGTGCTAGGAACCGTGTTGCTTCCATGCAGATTCCGGCTTTTTCTATGCGCGCGCGTGGAAAATATATGTTCGCGGCATCGATTTCTGCTCTTTCCTGCGCTGATCCGGCGAAGTCGTTCACCCTCGCCTGCCCGTTTTCGGTGCCTTCCGCATTGCTGCGGTGGATGCGCTCAGGAGCCGGCCAACCTGATTAGCAGAACCGGTGTTGCTGCATGTTGCTCGCAACTATAGCACAGCCCGATAGCGATATCGAAAAGGATGACTGGTGCGTGCGAATACCACGTTCATGTTAGCAGTATTATGCATTTTGTTCTTGCATTGCGCTGCATATGCGCGTAGGATGGTTTCAGTAAAGGAGAAAACGTGGCAGACGATGAATTGCAAATAGTGAAGAATGAACTGCTGGAGCGCATCGAGCAGGTTGAAACTACACTCTTGAAAGAGTTCCGCAAGTGGGCTGTGCGCATCGAGGCGCGGTCCCGGACCAATGAAGCATTCGCCACGGGATTCAATGCGCGGCTGGCCGTTGTGGAGGAGCGGGTGCAGGACCTCGAAAACAAGGAGGGGGCATGATGAAGGCCGTAACCGTCACCCGCTGGCGCTGCACCTGCGACCGCTGCGGCCACGTCTGGCACGCGGACAGCGAGCCCAAGCGCTGCGCTTCGTGCGGCAGCCCCGCGTGGAACAGACCAGACCAGCGCGTGGGCAAGTTCAAGCGCGAACGCATCAGCGCATAACTGAAACATTAGCGCAAACAAGTTTCCAACGAAGCGCCTTCCCCGATCCTGGCGGCAGGCAAACCATCAACCCCTAACCAATAGGAGAACCACCTTGAAGAATTTCCTTTTCACTTTAGCCTTGATCGCTCTCTCTGCGATTCCCGCGCTCGCCCAGTACAACACCACCACCCAGCAGACCGGAGGCACGACCTACTACAACACCAGCGGCCCTGCCTACTCCGGTTCCGGCACGGCGCAGCAGATCGGCGGCACAACCTATCTGAACGGGAACGATACATACGGCGGGTACAACGGGACCAGCCAGCGCATCGGCAGTACCACCTACCACAGCGGCTCGGACAGCAGCGGTGGGACGTACAACGGTACTACCCAGCAGATCGGAGGCACGTCCTATACCAACCTCTACGGTTCCGATGGCGGCCATACGAGCATCACCTCGCAGCGCATCGGCAATACCATCTACGACACCATCTACAGCGGTGACGGCTCCAGCCATACCGCCGTCAGGCAGAGCATCGGCAACACTACCTACACGAACGAATATTAAAACAAGGCGGGGCCGGCGGGTGGACGCCGGCCCCATCATTCACTCCGCTCGTCTAGTGCTCTCACCTGCTCTGGTTATCCATTAGAGGCTAGCTTAGGTGCCGGATCCGCTTCCTCTACCGCCCACCGCTCCAACTCCCAGACCTTGAGCCCGATGCGGTCGCCGATCATGCGCAAAGGCGCGTTCCTGGCGTTCGTGCCCCGGCCATGCGGCGCGGTGAACACGCCGATGCTTACATAGAGCGACTGCATGTTCTCCCTCTTGCCCCCCCGCCAGCCGCCAGCCAGCACTCCCGTAATGATCTGCTCCCGTGTGCGCGGCTCGCCCTCGTCCTCCAGAAAGCGGATGATCGCCGCGATGGGCTTGCCCACCGCCACGTAGCGGGTGGCGTCGGGGCTGGCCTGCGAAGCCTTTTCCAGATGCGTGACCTGCTCATACTCCGAAAGCAGGGCGGCCGTCTTGGATTTGCCATCGGGACGAACTAAACTCTTGATTTCAGCGATGATATCTCGCTTGCGCTGGGACAGGATCATGTCTATTTGTGGCGTCATCACGTAATCCTCTGGGAAAGCAAGCTTTCGATTGCTTAGGTCTGCGCCTAATTGCAATATCATACGCCTAAACATATTCAAGGACAGAATCAAGCGCTTCGATAGCGATTGCGGTATCTACGTAGTGACGGGCCAACATGCGGGCGCAGGGGCGCGACGTCTCCGCCGGCAGCCTCTTTTTGGCCCATGCCTCGAACAGCGCCAGGCAGCACAGCCCGCGGCCCTGCCAGGTGGACAGCCAGAGCGCCTGACCCCGCGGCGAGCCGCCATTGCCCAGGCCGTCGTCGGTGGCCCGCACCAGATCGGCGGCCAGCGTGGACATGGCCCCGAACGCGCTCCAGATCGCTCTCACGCCGCGGGTGCCCATGCGCCGCCACAGTTCCTCATCGTCGAGCAGATGCCCGGCCTCATCGTAGATGGCGCCCGAAAACGGCTGCAGGTCGCGCACCATGTCCAGGCGCACCTTTTTCCATAGCGGCTGATCCGGTAAATGACCACGCCTGATCCGCAGGGCGGCTAAAATGGTGCCAGCAGTGAACAGAACAGCACCCGCTAATGCAAGATTCATGCGATGCCTCTCTTTGATTCCTCCACTAACGCAGTGAGCGCGGTGAGAGCAACGCTTCCAACGTTGCGTAAATGACCAGCAGTACCACAGGGTGGGGGAATTATTTCAATCTAACGATCAGAATTAGCGCCGGCGCCGTCTAGGCGGCGATCCTGGCGAGCCGGATCATGCGGCTTAAATGTGCGGTGTGCCACTGTGGCGTAACTGTGGCGTTCAATCTTTGGCAGGAATACACTTTGGATTGCTGAATCCACATTCGACTGCGATGGGGCATCAGGAGAGTAAACTGCTAAGTGCTTTATTTTAAGCGTTTCTATATGGATGGCTATAGCGATATCATTCTTGGTGCAATGATTCGTAATCAGCAGGTCGTCAGTTCGACTCTGACCGTCGGCTCCGAAATGTCCCTTTGTTTGCACCATCTTAGAGCTTTCTGCTTCCCCGCTCGTTTCGCCGCTGTGACCATACTGTGACATGCATAGAGATGAATAGCCTGCGCTGGCTAGGCTAGCTTTGGAAGGCGAGCAGAGCTGTTATTTCGGCGCGCACTTTCTGCATGCCGTCGCCTCCGTAGCCCCAGGGGTCGCCGCCACAACGCCACTCAGGCCACGGACCAAAGGCTCCGGTAACTATGCCCGCCCCGACCTCGATGTAGTGCGCAAAGTGTTGAATCAGGCTGCGAAGAGTTCCTCCGTCAGAGAATCCCGGCCAGTCCCGATGGCGAACAAGGATCGGCTTGCGCGTGTAGCGGTCCACATACCAGAGTTCGTTGCGGCCATCCACGCCGAAGTAGGAAAAGAACGGGTCGGGTACTAGCGTCCGCCTGTCTGAGTTCTCGCTCAGGAAATGCCGCCCATGAGAGCCGATCACGCGAATGATGGCATTGACCGTCTTTAGGCGCTCCCCCCATCCGTCCTGCATTACCTGACGCGGTTGACGGCACAACGAATGGACACGGATATCCTGAAAACGCAGATCGTCGATGTGCTCTTTTAGTTCTAGATAAAACTTATATCGCGCCTTGCTGGACGTTTCCGCCACAAACTCCCGCGATACCTCTTGCCCGTCGAACCTGACGGGCTGCGGATCGCCCCATGTTGGACGGTCGTACAAAGTGGCTTGGTAAATCCCCATCATGCTCGCTTCTCCAGCTTCAGCCCGGTCCGTGTGCGCTGCTTCGAGTTGATCGCTTCCCGCGCCCCGTCCGCCGATCCGTGCAGATATTTGTTGGTCGTCGAAATGTCCTCGTGACCTAATAATTCGCGCAGGGTCAGCAGGTCAACTCCCATTTCTGATAGTTCGCTCGCTCCCGTATGGCGCGCGCAGTAGAGCTTGATGCTCGCATCGATGCCCGCGGCGGCCCGCGCTTCCCGGAACTGTTTAGCTATCGTCTGCACATGCCCGCAGCGCCCAATGCGGGAAGGAAACACCCACTCGCACTCGTTCGATTCCCGGCGCCCCTTGAGCATGGCCAGCGCCCGCTCGCTTAATGGAATAGTGCGCTCCGAGGCCGCCGACTTGCTGCGCGCCACCGCATACTGGCGGCGCTCCCAGTCGATCCGCGACCACTGCATCGCGAACACCTCGCAGTTGCGCATCACCGCATCCAGCATGAGGGTGAAGATGTCGCTGCAGTCGCGCTTCATGTGCAGGCGCAACTGCGACTCGATTTCCGGCGTGATGCGAATCTTGCGCCCCGCCACCCGCGTAGAGCGGATGCGCGGCGCGGCGATGATGTAGCCCTTCTCCTCCGCGCACCAGCGCAGAATGTGCCCCAGGCATTGGCGCGCGTTCTTGCTGGTGAACGGGCCGCCGGGGAACTCCACCTCGCGGATGATGCCGCTGGTGATGCGGTCGAGGCGCATGCGCGCCAGAGGCGTGGGGGCCAGCCAGGCATGCCAGGCGTTGCGGTAGTGGCGCAGGGTGTTGGCGGCCATGTTCTTCGCTTCCTGCGCCGCCGCGGCCGATTCCAGAAACTGCTCCGCGGCATCCTTCAGGCTGGGAATCCGGCCCGTCCATACGCGCGAGCCCTGGCGCTCCAGCTTCAGGCGCTCCTGAACTTCTATAGCCTTGGCGCGCGTCTCGCTGTGGCAGCCGGGGCCGCAGGTGCGGCGAATGCGCTTGCCGTGGTGAAAGAAGTCCACGCACCAGCGCGTGACTGTCTCGCCGTTGGCTAATCGGATCGTGCGCTCGTACACCGACATTTCATGCCGCCTGACTGGGATCGACCAGCGAATCCTGCACAAACTTCTCCAGCAGATGCTGCGGATAGCGGATCTTCCAGCCGATTTTGAGCCAGGGAGGACCCCATAGCTTGCCGGTGCGATGCGACTGCACCCGCCAGTTGACCAGAGTCACGGGATGGAGTTGCAGCTTCTCCGCAGCCTGCTTGGGCGTCAGCAGTTTCTGGTCCAGAAAGCCGCGGGGAAGTTCGGGGGCCGGGGGAACATCGGGCTTGGTCTTTTTCATGGAAAACTACCTCATAGCGCAAACTTATCATTACCGATATGTAAAAACAAG